AGGTTCAGCTGCTACAGCTACTACATTAAGAGGAACAAAAGCAATTTTAGTTACAAGTCCTTCTGGAACATTTACTGCAGACGAAGAAATAAATCAAGCAACAACAGGTGCTGTAGGTAAAGTAGTAGAGTGGGATAGTTCAAATAATATTTTATATTACATACAACCTAGATTTAACGATCAAGGTTTAGATAGTAATGGTAATCTAACAGCGTTTTCGACAACAGCTACTATTACAGGTCAATCATCTGGCGCAACTGCAACTCCTTCTACATCTACAACGACTGTAGACAATATTTCATTTACAAGTGGTTATGCAGGTTCAGAAGTTGATGCTGATACAGGTGACGTTTTATATATTGAAAATAGATCGCCAATAACAAGAGCGTCAGATCAAACTGAAAACGTTAAATTGATTATTGAATTTTAGAGGGAAATAAATGCCAAGTCCAACAGACTTTAACCTCTCGCCATACTATGATGACTTTACGGAAAGTAAAAAATTCCATAGAGTTCTTTTTAGACCAGCATTTGCTGTTCAGGCAAGAGAGTTAACACAGTCACAAACAATTCTACAAAACCAAATTGAAAGAATGGGAGACCATTTCTTCAAACAAGGTGCAATGGTTATACCTGGTCAAGTAGGATTAGATACAGATTATTACGCAGTTAAATTATCTAGTATTGGAAGTGGTCTAACTTTATCAGATTTCGCAAATACACAATTAACAGGTGGTACATCTGGAGTATTAGGAACTGTAATTAATTCAGTTGCTACAGATGGTAGTGATCCTGATACTTTATATGTTAAATACGATAAGACAGGTACAAATAATACAACAGTAGTATTTTCTGATGGTGAAACAATTACAGGAACAAATAGTTTAGGTACTTCTTTAACAGCAGTAGTAAGTACAACAGCTGTTGGTTCTGCTGCATCAGTTAAATCTGGTGTTTATTATATAAATGGATATTTTGTACAAGTAGATGATTCTACTTTGATACTTGACAAATATACAAACACACCTTCTTATAGAGTAGGATTTACAGTTACAGAATCTTTTGTAACTCCAAGTGATGACTCAAGTTTAAATGATAATGCTGCAGGTTCATCAAACGTTAACGCACCTGGTGCACATAGATTTAAGATTTCATTAGCACTTGCAAAGAAAACATTAGCAAGTACTGAAGACTCTAACTTTTTTGAAGTTATGAGAGTTGAAAATGGTGTTATTAGAGCATTAGCGAGAGCAACAGAATATAATATTTTAGAGGAAACATTAGCAAGAAGAACATTTGACGAATCAGGTGATTATGTTTTAACAAATCCAGACTTTGATGTAAGAGAACATTTAAGTTCAGGTAATAATAGAGGTATCTATACTTCTGGTAATGGTGGTAGTTCAGCAAAATTAGCTTTAGGTGTTGCTCCTTTTAAAGCATACGTAAAAGGTTATGAAGCTGAAATTTTATCAACGACATTTGTTGATGTAGATAAAGCAAGAGATTACGATACACAAAATAATAATAAAACAAGATTTAATTTAAAAAATTATATAAACGTTGATAACGTTTATGGATCGCCAGACGTAGGATTTGTTTCTGGTGATGTTGAAGCTTTTAAAAATGTAAATTTATATAAAGACCCTACAAGTGTTAGAGGAACTGAAATTACTACAGTTGGAGTAAATGTTTCTCAAATTGGTAGAGCGAAGTCTCGTGGTTTTCAATTTGTAACAGGTTCTGAATCATCAGATATATTTACAACATCTGCTACTTGGAGACATTACCTTTTTGATATTGAAATGTTTTCTCACGTTAATTTAACAAGTAACGCAACATTTACAACAGGCGAAAAAGTAACAGGCGCAACTTCTGGCGCAACTGGTATTGTTATGGACGATACTGCTACAAGAAATATAGCAGTAACATCTATTTCAGTTGCAGATCCTGGTGTAGTTACATTAAATTCCCACGGTTTTGTTGATGGTCAACAAATTACACTATCAGGTGGTACTTATGAAGTTGATTCAACAGCAGTTTCAAGTGATACAGTTTATACTGTTAAAAATTCAACAACAAATACTTTTGAATTATATGATAGCGCAGGAACAAGTTCAGTAAATGTTACAGCGTTTTCAGTTGCACCAACAGCTAAACATACAACACTTGTATTATCAAATGTACAAGGAGAGTTTAGTGCTGGTGAAACGGTATCAGGAAATAGTTCAAGTGCATCTGGTACAGTTCAAGCAGATAGATATGGGTTTAAAGGATTTACAGAATATGATATTACAAGTATCAAACAAATTGGTATGGCAGGTTCGCCAACTTATACAGCTGATGCTAAATTAGATTCTACTTATGGAGATAATTATAGTATTTCAGGTAACGTATCAATAGCAAATTCTGACGCAACAGTTTTTGGTAAAGGAACATTTTTTACAACAGATTTAAAAATTGGTGATAGTATTACATTTTTAAATGACGCAGGTTCAAGTGTTACAGGAACAATTAAAAGAATAGATAGTAATACTCAATTAGAATTAACAGCAAATGTAGGTGGATCAGATGTAACAACAGCTGGTATTGCTACAAGACGAAGATCAAAATTACAAAATCCTGAAAATAATACTTCTGTATTTAAATTACCTAACGTTACAATTAAAACTTTAAAGACTGAAGCAAATTCAGGTTTAACTGATACAAACTTTAATGTAAGAAGACACTTTACAGGAACATTATCATCAAATGGTGATGTAACAATTACTGCTGGTACAAACGAAGTTTTCTCAGCGCAAGATAATTCAGATATTTCAGTTTCTATAATGACTACTGGTGCGGGAGGAACAGGTTCAGTTGGTGATACTTTAAACACGTCAGGAAATAACCACGAAGGTGATACAATTTACAATTTAGGTGGTTCACCTACTGGTAAAACTTTGACATTAGATTTTGGTGCAAATTTCCAAGGTCATAAAGTTAAAATATTAGCAACTGTTGCTAGATCAGTAGCAAACTCAAAATCAAAAACATTAAATTCAGGTTCTACTGTTGCAATCTCATCACAAACAATTATAGAAGGTGGTGTTATTGGATTAGCTAAAGCAGATGTTTATGCTATTAACGCTGTATATATGTCAGCAGATTTTTCTACAGCAGCAACAGCAAGTGATACAGATATTACAACAAGATTTGATTTAGATACAGGACAAAGAGATAACTATTACGACATAGGAAGAATTAAATTAAAACCAGGTCAATTAAAACCTACAGGTCGTTTATTAATTAATTTTGATTATTTCTCTCACGGTTCAGGAGATTATTTTGATGTAGATAGTTATTCAGGTGTTGTAGATTATGAAAACATTCCTAGTTATACTTCTGATACAACAGGTGTAACATATCAATTAAGAGATGTAATAGATTTTAGACCAAGAGTAGATGATGCGTCCACAGTTGCTGGAGCAACTTCGGGTTCAAATTATGAAAGAAGTTATGATGGTACTGGTTCATCAACAATAGATGTACCTGAATTTGATAGTGACATTACAACAGATTTTGAATTTTATTTAAATAGAATAGATAAACTTTTTATAACAAGAGAAGGTGAATTAAAAATTTTAAAAGGTGCCTCTGCATTAAATCCTTTAGTACCTGGAAATTTAGAAGGTCATTTACATCTAGCAACATTAAGAATACCTAGTTATACTTTAGATACAAGAGATGTAATTATTGAAAAACAAGATAATAGAAGATTTACAATGAGAGACATTGGTCGTTTAGAAAGACGAATCCAAAATGTTGAATATTATACTCAACTTTCTCTTTTAGAAGCAAACGCACAAAATTTACAAATACAAGACTCTGATGGTTTTGATAGATTTAAAAATGGTTTTGTTGTAGATAATTTTACAGGTCACAATATTGGTGATGTTGGAAATAATGATTACAAATTATCTATTGATAGAGGTCGAGGTGAAGCAAGAACAAGATTTAATGAAGATGTAATTGAATTAGAAGAAGTAGATGATGACGGAACAGCAATTTTAGCAGCTGATAGAACAGCAGCAGGTTATCAAAAAACTGGTGATCTAATTACTTTACCTTATACAGAAACGACAATCATAGAACAACCATTTGCTACTAAAACAGAAAATTTAAATCCTTTCTTAATTTTTAATTGGGTAGGTAACATAGAATTGGACCCACCACTAGATGAATGGAAAGAAACTGAAAGA